TGANGACGCTTCAGACTATGAATTTTCTGATGATGAAGATAATGATGCTGATGCAGAAGAAGAAGAAGAAGAAGAGTTTGATGATGATGATGCAGAAGAAGAAGACGAAGAATGAGATAAAAAATAACTTTATTATAAATAATCTATAACTTATGAATGTTCTATCATCAAATTTTTCGCATGTAAATCACGATAGAGGAACGGAAAAGTATTTAAATGACTTGTCTACAAAATATACAGCATATATTTTAGATTTACTTACTAATGATTATAACGTTAAAAATTTTCAGTATTACGGTAATATTTTCCAATACTTTAATCCTAATAATGTAAGGTCACATTTAAATTATAGTAATGACATTTTAAACAATTATTTAAATAAAGAAAAAACTTATCTTAACATAGGATGCGGCGGAGGGTTCTTAGAAAAAATATTTAAAGATCAAAATTTATCTGAAAATATAATAGGTTGTGATTGGAATTTTGCAGATATAGTATATGAACCTATTCGCCGATTTTTAGAAGTTGAAGATATGACCGAATGGCAAATGAGGAATATATTTAATCCGTGTAATGCCGGAAGAGTTTTTTTTGCTAATAAAAATACTGGAAGAGTAACTCATAGTAACCTAAACAAAGATATAGACTGTATACTTTTAGTTCGTTTTACAGCTTTTTGGGGAATAGAAAATCAGGTTATGTCTGTTTATAAATTTTTAAAATCTTTAAAACCAATATCAAATGAATTGATTTGGTTTAATGAAAAATTAAATCATTTTAAATTTGATCGTGACACTGATAACTATATTAATAGTATATTGTTAGAAAAAAAAACAGAACCTTTCATTAGACATATAGATTTAACTAAAATATGAAAACTTTTTTAGAATTAAGAAAAATTAAAACGGTTCCCGATGGAAATAAAATTATGTCTAAACGGATAAACAAGCACATGATTTCTGTTTATAACGATAACAAAGGGTTTACAGTATATGTAGATGGGGACAAGCTCGATACATATAAAACTAAAAGGGATGCAGAAAAATCGGCATCTCAATTTGCTAAGGAATTTTAATGAAACTTATAGCAGAATATGTAGAACAAGATATTGATGTTATCGTTGAGAAAAAAGAAAACGGCGAAAAATCTTATACGATTGAAGGCGTATTTGCGCAAGCAGAACAAAAAAATAGAAATGGTCGTATTTACCCTAGACCTATTATGGAAAAAGCAGTAGGTAAATATGTCAAAGAACAAGTAGCACAGAAAAGATCGGTCGGTGAGTTAAATCATCCCGACGGTCCTACTGTAAACTTAGATAAAGTTTCACACCTCATCACTGATCTTCAATGGGAAGGCAATGATGTGGTCGGAAAAGCATCTATTCTTGATACTCCGAATGGTAAGATTGTTAAAGGTCTTCTTGAAGGCGGAGTCAAACTAGGTGTTTCAACTCGTGGTATGGGTAGTCTTGAGAATCGTGGCGGCGCGATGTACGTGAAGGATGATTTCATCCTCAACACGGTAGATATCGTACAAGATCCATCAGCACCAGCAGCTTTCGTTAATGGAATTTTGGAAGGTGTTGAATGGATTTGGGATAATGGCGTCATTTCCCCTCAAGTAATTGAAAAAATGGAGACTGAAATTAAAACTGCTCCGCGAAAGCATCTCTACGAGACGCAGGTTCGTGAGTTTAAAAATTTCCTCTCGTTACTCAAATCAAACTAAAGGAGTAATACAAAATGTCGAAAGATATAAACGTTGAACTTCCTATTGATGACGAATCATTAGAGGAAGATAAAGCTCAACAAATGCCTGTCGGGACTGAGGCTGACTCAGTTAAGTCCGTAGACAAAGCTGAGGATGGCGTAAAGAAGCAAGCATCCGCTCGTAAGGGCGACAAGTTGTCTGCTAAAGACGAACCATCTGGTAAGCCGTCACCTAAGACGAAAGCAGGTATTATCAATGCTATGTTCACTAAAATGAATGGAATGAAAACTGCTGATCTCACTAAAATGTATTCTTCGTATTACGAAGATGTAGATTTAGAAGATCTTGAAGAAATCGAAGAAACTTCTTACGATTTTGATGCAGACCTTAAAGCATTGGTAGAATCAGAAGCAACTCTTTCTGATGAATTTAAAGCAAAAACTGCAATCATTTTTGAGACAGCTGTTAAATCCAAAATTACCGAGGAAGTCTCCCGTTTGGAAGATGAATATCAACAAAAACTTGACGAAGAAATTTCTGCACAGTCAGAAGATCTCGTTGAGAAAGTTGATAACTACCTCAACTATGTAGTTGAAACTTGGATGGAAGAGAACAAACTCGCTGTGGAGACTGGTCTCCGCACTGAAATCGCTGAAGGTTTTATGAACTCGTTGAAAGACCTGTTCGTCGAATCCTATATCGATGTTCCTGAATCCAAAGTTGACCTAGTTGACGAACTCTCTGTATCGGTTGAAGAGTTGGAAGAAAAACTCAACCAACAAACTGGTGCAGTAATCGAAATGACTCAGAAGTTGGAAGCATATCAGCGCGAAGCGATCGTTCGCGAGCATTCACGCGATCTTGCTGACACTCAAGTAGAAAAATTAATGTCTTTAGTTTCTTCTCTTGATTTTGAAGACGAAGAGTCTTTTACTCATAAAGTAACGACTGTTAAAGAGTCTTACTTTAAAAACGATGAAGTGTCTTCTGATCAAGAAGAAATTTCTGAAGATTTAGATGTTGATCAAAATATTCAAAGTTCTTCTTTGATGGATCAGTATCTAGCAACTATTAGAAAAACACACAAAAATTAGGAGTATCTAATGCAAATTTCTTACGATAAATTAGTCGAGAAGTGGGCACCTGTGCTTAACGAAGAGACTGCTGGTAGTATCCAGGATTCTCATCGTCGCGCAGTAACCGCAGCTGTTCTCGAAAACCAAGAGCGCGCTTTCGCTGAAGAGCACTCAATTAACGAAGTCGCAGTCGGTAATGCTTTTGCAAACACCGCTGCTGGTGCTAACTCTGTAACTGGCGGCGTTGGTTCTGCTGGCGCTGGTTGGGACCCCGTTCTTATCGCTCTCGTTCGTCGTGCTATGCCTAACCTCATGGCATACGACGTATGTGGCGTTCAACCTATGACTGGTCCTACTGGTCTGATCTTCGCTATGAGGTCAGTTCATAAGACGACTCGTGGCGGTGCAACTGCTGGCACAGAAGCATTGTTCGTTGAACCTCATGTACCTTATTCTGGTGACTCTTCATTAAGCATGGATTCGCTTAATGCTGCTAGTAACCGTGGACCTTCTGGTCTTGCTGGTACTTTGGACGGCAATAGCGATAACACGATTGTTGATTCACAAGGTCTGCACATTCCTGGCGGTCTTTCTGGCAATACCGCTTCTGCTGGTATGACTACGCAAGACGCGGAATCATTAGGCACTGGTGGCAATAACCCTGACTTCGCAGAAATGGGTTTCACCATTGAGAAGGCAACGGTTACTGCACGTTCGCGCGCTCTCAAAGCAGAATACACCTTAGAATTGGCACAAGACTTGAAAGCGATTCATGGTCTTGACGCTGAAACTGAGTTGGCAAATATTCTGTCAACAGAAATCCTTGCGGAAATTAACCGTGAAGTAATTCGTACTATCAATGCGCAAGCAAAAATCGGTGCCCTTCAAGGTAACGTTGCTACCAAAGGTATCTTTGACTTGTCAACTGATGCTGATGGTCGTTGGTCGGTTGAAAAGTTCAAAGGTTTGATGGTACAAATCGAGCGTGAGCAAAATGTTATTGCTAAAGAAACTCGTCGCGGTAAGGGTAACATTGTAATCTGTTCTTCAGATGTTGCTACTGCTCTTAACGCTGCTGGTATGCTCGATTACACTCCTGCTCTTGCTGCAAGCTTGCAAGTCGACGACACGGGCAACACCTTCGCGGGTGTATTGAACGGTCGTACTCGCGTATACATCGACCCATATGCGGTTCGTGATTACGTAACTGTAGGTTATAAGGGTACGAATCCTTATGACGCTGGTGTGTTCTACTGCCCATACGTGCCTCTCCAGATGGTACGTGCGGTTGGCGAGAATGACTTCCAACCACGTATCGGGTTCAAGACTCGTTACGGCATGGCGAGCAATCCTTTCGTAGGTGTTCAAGCTGCTAATGGTTTGGCTGCAAATCGTACTAACCAGTACTACCGTATCTTCGCTGTTGACGGAATTCTCGACGACGGTTTATAAGATATAGAATAAAAACAATAATATGTTTTAGGGCACCTTCGGGTGCCCTTTTTTTTCTTTATAAATAAGAGTATGGCAGAACAAATAGACAACATAAATTATTTACAACCGAATGGTTTTAAAGTAACTATCTCTCGTGAAAACTATGCGGCGGCGCAGTATTTTGCGCAATCTATTTCACATCCTAATGTCGACGCTCAGGTAGCGGAGGCACCTTATAAAAGACTTAACATTCCAATGCTTCCGGACAAATTAGATTATGGTGCATTAACCATAGATTTTTTAATGAACGAAGATATGCAAAATTACATTGAGATTTATAACTGGTTAGAAAGGATGGTAGAAGAAGAACATAATATGGGTTCTAAAAGGTATAATAAAAACACCACAATAGGACGACCTGTTACCGACAACTCTCCTATAACATCATACAACGATATCGTAGTTGACGTTTTGACTAGTCAAAATAATATCAATAAATCAATCAAATATCTTAATGCGTTCCCTATTTCTTTAGGCAACGTTGAATTTAACGCAACTTCCGCTGGCGATTATATCACTTTTCCAGTAACTTTTAGGTTTGACTATTTTACAATTGGTTAGTAATATAGTATAATTATATTATGAATTTAGAAAGTATCCTCAAAGAGTGGCAGTCTGACTGCCGTATTGACCCTACGTCTATCGACGAATCGTCTCGTGTAACACCCGAACTGCACGCAAAATATTTGTCGATGTTATCCAATGCTAAACTGCGATTAAAAAAATTGGAGTTTCAACAAAAGAATTTGATGAAACAAAAATGGTTGTGGTATAATGGTAAACTCTCACGAGAAGAGGTTGAAGATTTAGGGTGGAATCCCGATCCTTTTAATGGTTTAAAAATATTAAAAGGTGAGATGGAACATTACGTAGAAGCAGATCCTGAGATGCAAGACAGCGAAGCAAAGATCGAATATGCAAAATCAGTGGTTTATACTTTGAAAGAGATTATTGAAAATTTAAAATGGCGCCACCAAACAATTAAAAACATAATAGAATATAAGAAGTTTGAAGCAGGTTTTTGATGAGAGAAATCATACAACTGAGATTAAAAAACTATGCGATGCTAGAAGTCAATTGTTCTGGTAGCGTTGCTGGTGAGTTGTCAGATTATTTTTGTTTCTACGTTCCTGGTTATAAATTTATGCCTGCATACAGACGCAAGGTTTGGGATGGCAAGATTAGAATGTTTAATAAAACTAATGGAGAAATAAACGCTGGTCTATATTGGAAAATTAAGAAATTTGCTGCGGAACGCGGATATGGTATTTCACTAAAGGAAACGGTATACGGTTTAATTGGTAATCGAGTAGAATTAAATCACCTAAACTTTCTTACATGGATGTCAAAACTCGGGTTGCCGTTTTTACCTAGAGACTATCAGTATGATGCTGTAACGCACGCTATACAAAATAAAAGATCTGTGTTAGTTTCGCCTACAGGATCGGGCAAATCGTTTATAATATATTTATTGATGCGCTGGTATTTACAAAATCGAGACAATAAAGTATTAATCGTAGTTCCTACCACTGGTCTCGTGGAACAGATGTATAATGATTTTAAAGAATATGGATATGACGCTGAAGAGAACTGCCACCTCATTTATTCAGGCAAAGATAAAGAAACTGACAAGAGAGTTATAATAACTACTTGGCAATCGATACACAGGTTAGGACAAAAATGGTTTTTAGATTTTGGTTGTATATTCGGAGACGAGTGTCACGGATTTAAAGCAAAGTCGCTATCAAGTATAATGAATAAATCAATACGCGCTGAGTTCAGGTTTGGGACAACAGGTACGTTGGACGGTACCGATGTTAACAAACTTTTGCTCGAAGGATTGTTTGGTCCTGTAGAAAAAGTTACAACGACTGTTGCATTACAGAAAGAAAATACTCTTGCAAAGTTATCTATAAATATAATACAACTTCAGTATGCTAAAGAAATTAGAGAGAAATTAAAAGAAGCGAAGTACCATGAAGAAATTGATTTTATTGTTTCGTGCGAGTCTAGGAATCGATTCATTCGGAATTTGTGTTGCAGTCTAGATGGCAATACGCTAGTTCTTTTTAACTTAGTTGAGAAACATGGAAAAGTTTTAAGAGAATTAATAGAGAATAAATTAAATGATGAACAAAGATTGTTTTATGTGTCAGGCGAAGTCAAAACAGGAGACCGAGAGTCGGTTAGAAAAATTGTTGAAAAACAAACTAACGCGATTGTTCTTGCGTCCTTGGGCACTTTTAGTACTGGTATTAATATTCGTAATATACATAACATCATATTTGCTAGTCCTTCTAAATCACAAATCCGCGTTCTTCAATCAATCGGAAGAGGACTACGAATGTCTGATGATGGTAGAACTACAAGACTGTATGATATCGCAGATGATTTACGGCACAACGGAAAACCAAACTTTACTCTCCGACACAGTGCCGAGCGAATTAAAATTTATGAGAACGAATCTTTCGAATATAAAATGAACGCTGTGCAAATCTAATATACTCTGACTCCTACACAACGTTCTTTTATTATAGCAAACTTTTTATTGAATGTAAAGGTAAATTATGGAAACGAAACCAAAACCCAATACAAAACCACATTATGTTAATAACGCTGCATTTTCTCAGGCTGTTGTTGAATATGTAGAAAAAGCAACCTTAGCAAAAACTAATGGCGATGACAGACCGATGGTTACTGATTATATTGCATCATGTTTTCTCAAGATCGCGGAAGGACTTTCTCATAAAGCAAACTTCGTTCGCTACACTTATCGTGAAGAAATGGTAATGGACGCAGTCGAGAACTGCCTGAAAGCAATTGAGAACTACAACCTCGAGGTGGCCACCCGTACAGGGAAACCCAATGCATTCGCTTACTTCACTCAGATCTCTTGGTATGCGTTCCTACGGCGTATCCAGAAGGAGAAGAAGCAACAAGACATTAAATTAAAATACTTGTCAGAAGTTGATATTGATATGCTTATTGACGAAGAGTTCAATAATGGAAGCGATACCTCTGTTGCATTTATAGAAGAGCTACGTCAAAAAATCGATATTATTAAATTTAAGGATGACCAAGTTGCTGATTATAAAAAAACGATAAAAAAGAAACCTAGAAAAAAAGATTCCGACTTATCCGATTTTTTTATACAGTAAAAAATACAAATGAAAATAGCAATACTTAATGATACTCACTGCGGTATAAGAAATTCCTCTGATATTTTTATGGATTATCAAGAAAAATTTTATCGAGACATTTTTTTCCCGTATTTAAAAAAACATAACATTAAAAAAATACTTCATCTCGGCGACTATTACGAAAATCGCACTTCAATTAATTTCAAGGCGTTGCGTCACAACCGAAGAATTTTTCTTGATGTTTTGCGCGATCAATCTATTCATATGGATATCATTCCAGGGAATCATGATGTTTATTATAAAAACACAAATCAATTAAATTCTTTAAAAGAATTACTAGGGCACTATATGGGCGAGGTTAGGATTATCGAATCGCCTACTGTAATTCAATACGATAGTTTAAAGGTGGCTTTAGTTCCATGGATTAATGTAGAGAATGAAAAAAAGACTTTAGATTTTCTTGCTAACTGTGATGCTCAGGTTGTAGCAGCACATTTAGAACTCTTTGGATATGAAATGCAAAAAGGAGTAAAATGTACTTCTGGTATGGACTCTTCTCCGTTTGCTAGGTTCGAAGCAGTTTTGACGGGGCATTTTCATACAAAATCTAACAGCGAAAACATACATTATCTTGGCGCTCAAATGCAGTTTTTTTGGAATGATTGCGAAGATAGAAAATATTTTCATGTTTTAGATACAGAAACTAGAGAACTAGAGTCTGTAGAAAACCCTTTAGTTCTTTTTAAAAAAATATACTGGGACGATACTGGGAAAACTTCTTGGGCAGTAAATAAAGCATTAACAGATGTTAGGGATTTAGATCAAAAATTTGTAAAAATAATAGTTATAAACAAATCTAAACCCGCCGAATTTGAAAAATTTGTCGATAGAGTTGCTTCCCAAAAATTGTTCGGACTACAGATAGCAGAAAATTTTCAGGACTTTGCCGGATCTCAAGTTGAAGACGAAAATATATCTATTGACACTACAGATAAATTATTATATACTTATATTGATGCTATAGATACCGATCTAGACAAAGAAATTATTAAAAATAAAATTTCTGGATTAATGGTCGAAGCGCAAACCCTAGAGATTGTATGATAAAATTTAAGACTCTAAAATATAAAAATTTTCTTTCTTCAGGTAATAAATTTACTATTCTAGATTTTGATAAAACGCAAACGACTTTAGTGGTAGGCGCTAATGGTTCGGGAAAGTCGACAATGCTTGACGCTTTGTCGTTTGCTTTGTTTGGTAAAGCGCATCGTAATGTAAATAAACCACAACTTATTAATACGATTAATAACAAAGATTGTTTGGTAGAAATAGAATTTGATACGTACAATCAAAAATTTAAAATAGTTCGCGGACTTAAACCAAATGTATTTGAAATATGGAAAGATGGCGAATTATTAAATCAAGATAGTCACGCCAAAGAATATCAGAAAATTTTAGAACAGAATATTCTGAAACTTAATCACAAATCATTTCACCAAATTGTTGTGCTGGGCAGTAGTAGTTTCATTCCTTTTATGCAACTCCCAGCACAACATCGTCGTGATGTAATCGAAGATCTACTAGACATCAATGTATTTTCTAAAATGAATACTGTATTGAAAGAAAAGATTGCCGTGCTAAAAGACACGATTCGGGAAAATGAATATGAATTAGAATTAAACAAAACAAAAATAGATTCACATAAAAAACATTTATGTGAACTACAAAAAATCTCTGAAACTGCTAGGCAAGAAAAGTTAAACTTGATTAGAGAAGAAGAAACAGAGTTGGCCCGCCTTAACACCCAAGTAACAAGTTGGGAAGATAGTGTTCTATCTGACCTTCAAACCCGTCAGTCTGCATTGGACACTAAGATCAATGAGATGGGTAAGTATGTCTTTCAGTTTAATGCTAAACAGAAAGCGTCGAACAAAGAGATTAAATTCTATGAAGACAACGAAGACTGCCCCACCTGTCAGCAAGCCATCGAGTCCTCCTTCCGATTGGATAAGGTACAGAACGCCAAAAACAAGTGGGACGAACTCGAAGAAGCAAGACAACAGTGTGAACACCAAATAGGAAAGTTGACTAATGATAAACAAGATATTCAGTCCTCTATCGATGAGGAAATTGAAGAGCGGAATAATATCAACACCCTCAAAGAAAAAATCACATGGACCCAAAGACGAATTACTTCTTTACAGGGTGAGTTATCCGAACTCGAAACAGGTGTACATAGCCTGCAAGAAGCACGAGATACTCTCGCAAGTGAAGAAAGTCAAAGAGAAACTCTCATCGATGTCAAACTTGAACTCGCAGAGCAACGAGAATACAACAACGTCATAACAGAACTTCTTAAAGATACTGGTATTAAAACTAAAATCATCAAACAATATCTGCCCGTTATTAACAAACTTACGAATCAACACCTGCAAGTCCTCGACTTCTATGTACACTTTGACTTAGACGAGGGGTTCAACGAAACGATACGGTCAAGGCACAGAGACGCGTTTAGTTATTCCTCGTTTAGCGAGGGCGAGAAACAGCGGATAGACCTTGCCCTCTTGTTCACGTGGAGACAAGTCGCTAAAATGAAAAACTCTGTTGCTACTAACCTGCTGGTTCTTGACGAGACGTTTGATTCTTCTCTTGATGCCGATGGTGTTGAGAACCTCTTAAAGATTCTTGACACACTTGACAACGATACTAACGTGTTTATCATATCTCATAAAGGTGAAATACTAGATAATAAGTTTGAAAGAAAATTAGAATTTTTTAAGAATAAGAATTTTTCTGAGTACAAATAATGTTAAATTGTCATAATCATTATGTTGCCGCAACAAATATAATTTCTAAAAATAAATGCATAGAAATAATTAATTGGGGTTTAAAACACGGAAAAAGAGAAGTGGCTAAAACTTTTGCAGACGGGGGACCTGACAATAAAAGCGAAGATTTTAGAGGAGCCGCTGGAATATTTTGGATAAGAAAACAAGAATATTCTGAAATATTTTTGAACGCGGTTAAAGATATTAATGAAAATCTATGGAAATTAAACTTAACTTTTTGCGAACCGCTCCAACTTTCTGTATACGATCCAGGGCATTTCTATCATTGGCATGTAGACAGCTTCATTAAACCTGAAGATCCGTTTAATCTTGGAACCAAAACGGTTCGCAAATTAAGTTTTAGCGTGTCTTTAAATGATAAAAATCTAAACTATAAAGGCGGCGATTTGCAAATCTTTAATAGAATTACGCATGAGAATAAAGTAGATTTTGCAACTATAAAAGAACTTCATTCCGCAGGAAGCATTGCAGTTTTTCCTTCCGCTAAAGATCATCGAGTAACTAAAATAACTGAAGGGCGCAGGTACTCGTTAGTCGGATGGGTTCATGGTCCGCCTTTTGTTTGACATTTCGGAAAGAATATGTTAAACTTAATTAATATTAATAAGGAAGTATATAATGGAAGTATCTGAAAAAACAATTGAGTTTCTTAAAAACTATGCTGATATACAGAAAACTATGATGTTTTCTCCTGGACAGCATCAACAAACTGTTAGTGTGGGCGAAGACTTTTTCTCTAAAGTAAAACTTGAAGAAAATATTCCTCAAGAATTTGGTATTTACGATCTCCCTCAGTTTATATCTTGTTTATCGTTTATCGACAAACCTAATCTAAAATTCTTAGACAAGCATTTAATGATTTCTGACGCTGCTGGAATCGAAAACATTAAGTTGCCGTTTTCTGATCCTAGGCACATTGTTAAACCTGCAGGATCTTTAGAAAAACCAGAACCGATAGTAACCTTTACATTATCTAGAAACATTTTGTCAAAAATTAAAAAGTCGTCTGCAATCCTAGGATTAAATGACTGCGTCTTTAAAAAATCGGGCAATAGTTTCGAGGTTTCTGTTTTAGATACAGAAATGGATAAAGAAGAAGACTCTCAAACATGGTCTAGAGAATTAGATTGTGAAGTTTTTTCGGAGAAGGATTTTACGTTTATTTTTGATATAAGTACCTTTAAGATGATGGATGGAGATTACGAAGTTACTTGTAATGCTCCGTTAACGCATTTTAGAAACCTGGAATGTGACCTAGAATACTGGGTTGCTATGCACTCAACTTCAATTTATGGAGAATAATATGAACGAACAAGTTAAAGATTTGACTAATAGAATCACTCGAAGTACAGTAGCAGTAGTTGATACTGTTGCTGGAAGAGGCGGGTTTCGTGGTGAGGAACTTTCCACCATTGGTCAACTTAGAGATCAATGCATTACTTTGATTCAACTTCTAGAAAACGAAGAAGAAAATCAAGAAACACCTACGGAGGAATAATTGTTATCTCCGTTGAGGCGTTTATTTTATTATGATAGGAGATAACATTGAAAGACGAATTTTTGTGGGTAGAAAAGTATCGCCCCGAAACTATAGAAGAATGCATATTACCGGAAAATCTAAAGTCCGTTTTCAAAAATATTGTAAACGGAGAAGAATTGCCGAATATGCTTTTTTCTGGAACCGCTGGGTTAGGCAAAACTACCGTTGCGAAAGCTCTTTGTAATGAACTAGGTTTAAGTAGCGTTTTAATTAACGCTTCTAAAGATGGCAACATTGACACGCTTAGGGGCAGAATATTAAAATATGCTTCTACATTATCAATGACCGGAAAAACCAAAGTAATTATTTTAGATGAAGCAGATTACCTAAACCCACAGTCTACGCAACCAGCGTTGCGCGGGTTCATAGAAGAGTTCTCAGATAATTGCAGGTTTATTTTGACCTGTAATTATAAAAATAGAATCATAGAACCCTTGCATAGTCGTTGCGCGGTCTACGAGTTCAACTCTGATAAAAAAATTCTTGTCAGTCTCTGTGAGCAAATGATGCAGAGGTCTTGTGATATTCTTTCCAATGAAGGATTTGACGTTTCAGAATCTCAACGTAAGAGTATTGCTAACCTCATCATGCGCCACGCTCCTGACTGGAGAAGAGTCTTAAACGAATTACAAAAATCTTCTCTCGGAGGAAATACTAGTTTCGAGAGTAGGTCGATTGTTTCTTCGTACGACATGCTTTTTGATTGTTTAAGTAAAAAAGATTTTAAGAAAACTAGAAGATGGGTTGTTGATAATCTTGACATCGACGCTACTGAGATATTTAGAGGAATATATGATCGTATGTATGAGAAAGTTGCTCCGAACAGTATTCCTCAATTTGTTTTAATTTTGGCAGACTATCAATATAAAGCTGCTTTCGTTGCAGATCACGAACTTAATCTTGTTGCTTGTTTGACAGAAATAATGTCTTCCGTTGAGTTTGTTTGATGAACTTGCATCAATTCGATTCACCCTGGAAGCATGTTGTCGTTGAAGATTTTTTTGATGAAGAAGATTATACAGTAATCGAAAAGTTATGTAATGACCTTACAATTTTAATCGATTCTGTTCCTCAATTTAAAAGACGAAGTTCGATAATGGTTCCTTTTTACGCGAACATTAAAGATGTTTTCGAACACGCGTCTGACGATTTACTGAAACGGATTGATGATGTAAACGAAATTTTTCCATACTATGCTGCTCAGTTGTCATCCAATCTTGGTATTATCGGCGATGTTAAAGAAGGACAACCGCCATACAGTTTGCTCCCTTCGTTTGTCCGCTCTAAAAAAGACGGCATCCGAGATGAAAATTTATTTATGCTGGGTGTAAATGATATACACGTAGACGGCGCAAATAAATTTTTATCAGTAGTAATTTACATAGGAGAAGAAAACTCAGGTACTAAACTTTATTCAGATATAGATGAGAACGCTTTTGAAAAAGAAATTGAATGGAAACGAAATACTGCGTTGGTTTTTTCTAGAAAAGAATATAAGACATGGCATTCTGTTCCCATAAATCAAGACGGAAATATAAGGAAAGTAATATTGTTTCCTTTCCAATATGTCAGCGATGGTTGGATGCACGTGAATACGTTAAAGGACTATTTAAATGAACCCGTTTGATTTCGTCAACGCTATCAATTTCTCTAAAAAGGATATAATTTCTCAGGAAAACAAAAAAAACTACTTGCCTTATATAGTTAATCGGCAATTATCTTATTTTAAAGATACTGTTTTGCTCGCAAATGAAATGAATGCTAATCATCATTTAGATAATGTACTACAATTTCATTTTTTACTAAATATAGTTAGACCAAGGAAGCGATTTTCTAAATGGGAAAAACAAATCGCTTCCTCTGACTTGGAAGCGGTGCAAGAGTATTATGGATATAGTAACGAAAAAGCTCGTTCAGCTTTAACAGTCCTTTCGCCGCATGATTTAGAGCAAATAAAAAAAAGGAACTATAAAGGTGGAAGAGAATAAGATATGGTTTCCGGAAGATATGTTAGAAATTTCTATAAAAGAACCTGACGATTTTTTAAAAATCAGAGAAACTTTGACTAGAATCGGTGTAGCTTCGAGAAAAGAAAAAAAATTATATCAATCGTGTCATATACTACATAAACAGGGCAGATATTTTATAGTTCATTTTAAAGAATTGTTTTTGCTCGACGGTAAGAAATCGACCTTAGCAGAAAATGATGTCGGTAGAAGAAATACTATAGCAACTCTTCTATCTGATTGGGGGTTAATTTCTATCTTAGAAAAAGATAAAATGCAAGAGTTTACTCCTCTTCGCCAAATAAAGATCTTGCCATTCAAAGAAAAACATGAATGGGATCTTTGTCCAAAATATAATATTGGATCAAATACTTGACATTTTGAATTTAATATGTTATATATAGTAGTGTCCTTGCGGAATAGTCCGAAGGATAGACAACAATCTTGCTTAATTAAATAAGGAGATAGCAATGGTTACTACAAGAAGTAAAGTGTTTTCGTTCCCCCACTCTCGTTTCATTGGTTTCGACCATGTCTGGGATGAGATAGAAAGATTAACTGCCGCTGGCGCAAACGAGAAGGGTTTTCCTCGTCATAATATTATCAAATATTCTGACACGGAATACGCCATGGAGTTCGCACTTGGTGGTTATAAAAAAAGTGATTTAGACATCGAGTCTCGACCCGGTGTCCTTGTCATAAAGGGCAACCCTGAAGAGGATACAACTGAGTATCTTCATAAAGGGATTACTACGAAGAAATTCGTGGAAACATTCCGACTTGCAGATCATGTTGTCGTTGATGGAGCTGAATTCGTCAAT